TTCTAAGAAAATTGTACCAAATGAAGGTATTGTGTTTTTATATAAAGGGAATACTTTTAAACTTACAGGTACATTTGCATCCGTAAACCAAATACTCGGTATTTTCTTCTAAAAATTACGGTTTCTTTATTTTGATATATTTATATATAAATTATAACCTAATATATAACAATGGGTAAAGAATTCAAAAAGAAATATATGCACCCAACTCGTAGAAAGTTGGTAGATATGGTTCAAACAGGAACCTATGAAAAAAATCAAACTGTTGGTTGGGAAGCAAAGAAAGAAGAACGAAAGGTTGGTGATGTTTGGGAAGATGAATATACAAGATATGAAAAGAAAGAAGGATATACTTTAAAAACTTCTAAAAATCACGAAGCTTACCAAGAAATCAGAAAATATCTTGAAGATAAATCAAAATGTAAAAATTCTGAGTGTAAAACTGTTAAGAAAACAAAAAAAGATAAACAATTTATAGAAAAAGGCGGTTTTTGTATGGATTGTACAATTGAAAGAGAACATCAAATAAGAACTGCAGGTATTTGGGAAGAATACCAAAATTATAAAGTATGGACAAAGATGATTTTCTTTGGTAAAAATAAGATTGAACAATATAAACAATCAATTGATGATTTAAGAGAAGAATATCAGATGCATAACGACCAAGGTGAAGTAACTGAAACTTGGAAGTTACCAAAACCAATCGATGAAGTAAAAGCAGAAATTCAAGAACTCATTGATTATGGTGAAACCGAACTCAAAGAGTTAGAAGAAAAAAGACAAAAGGCTTTTAACAAAATAAAGGAAAAAAATTATGAGCATTATATTTAATTTACTAATCAAAAGATGGAAGGAGTTACTAATCCTTCTTTTAGTTGGTGTCATATTCTTAATGAGAGGATGTGGAACTGATTATGGTGATAAAGAAATTGTTAACATCGATGGTGAAGATTTTGAACTAATAGAATCAAAAACTGATACAGTTTTTGTAGAAAAAGAAGTTAAAGTAACGAAGTATGTACCAAAGTACATTACAAAAGAAGTAATTAAGGAAGTTGAGATACCAGTAGATGTAGATTCACTTGCAATTATTAAAGATTACTTCTCAAAAGTAACAGTTAAGGATACATTAAATCTTGCATATGACTTTCCAGAGGTAGTTACTGATTCATTAGGTAATAAACCAAGTGGAGATTTAGGATTTGGTATTCTTACTGATGTTATCTCACAAAACAGAATCGAATCAAGAGAAATTGATTGGTTCTTCAAGATTCCAACTGTTTACAATACTACAATTGTAAAAGAGTTACCTAAAAATGAATTCTACTATGGATTAGGACTTGGTGTTGACCAAGTAAATGGTTTTGGTAGTTTTAGTGTTAATGGATTGTTAAAAACTAAGAAGATGAACATCTATGGATTAAACATAGGTTTATCAAATCAACTTGGTGAATACAAACCATTCGTTGGAACATCACTATATTGGAAAATAGGTAAAAAATAAATGGCTAAAGCTTCTTTAAAGGATATAATCAAACTTGAGTATCAGAAATGTGCTTCAGACCCAATACACTTTATGAAGAAGTATTGTATGATACAGCATCCTGTTAGGGGTAAGATACCATTTCACTTATATCAATTTCAAGAAAGAACTTTAGATGAATTTACAAAACATAGATATAATATTATCCTTAAATCAAGACAGACAGGTATTTCAACATTAACTGCAGGATTTGCATTATGGAAAATGTTATTCAATCAAGATTTTAATGTACTTGTAATTGCAACTAAACAAGAAGTTGCGAAAAACTTGGTAACAAAAGTAAGGGTAATGAACCAATACTTACCAAGTTGGTTAAAACAAACAACAGTAGAAGATAACAAACTATCTCTACGATACTCCAATGGTTCACAAATCAAGGCAACTTCAGCAGCAGGAGATGCAGGTCGTTCTGAAGCACTATCCTTATTAGTATTTGATGAGGCAGCGTTCATTGATAAGATTGAAGATATTTGGATATCGGCACAATCTACCTTATCTACTGGTGGTAATGCAATTATCCTTTCCACTCCAAATGGTGTGGGTAATTTCTTTCACAAAACTTGGGTAGGTGCAGAGGAAGAAGAAAATGGATTCAATACAATCAGATTACATTGGACAGTTCACCCTGAAAGAGACCAAGGTTGGAGAGATGAACAAGAAACACTATTAGGACCAAAAGGAGCAGCACAAGAATGTGATTGTGATTTCGTTTCTTCGGGTGATACAGTCATTGACCCACAACTACTTCAATTTTACAAAGAAAGTTATGTTCAAGAACCAATGGAAAAAACAGGTTTTGATGGAAACCTTTGGAAATGGGAATATCCAAACTATAACAAAGCTTATATGGTTGTTGCCGATGTTGCTCGTGGAGATTCAACCGATTATTCGGCTTGTCATGTAATTGATATTGAAGAAGCAACTCAAGTAGCAGAATACAGAGGTAAATTAGATACAAAAGATTTTGGAAACTTCCTTGTATCACTTGCAACTGATTACAATCAAGCATTACTTGTAGTTGAGAACGCAAATATAGGTTGGGCAGTAATTCAACAAGTAATTGATAGAGGATATGGAAATTTATTCTATATGAGTAAGGATTTAAAATATGTAGATGTTGAACATCAAATGTCAAACAAGTATAGAGCACAAGAAAGAAACATGGTTGCAGGATTTTCTACAACTTCTAAAACACGACCTTTGATTATATCAAAGTTAGATGATTATTTTAGAGATAAATCAGTAACAGTTCGTTCATCAAGATTAATCGATGAATTATTCACTTTCATATGGAAAGGAAATAGGGCTGAAGCAATGCAAGGATACAATGATGATTTAACAATGTCATTTGCAATTGGATTGTGGGTTAGAGATACCGCATTGAGATTAAGACAAGAAGGAATTGATTTAACAAAACAAGCATTAGGTGGTATTGGAGCACACCAATTAGATATCGCAGGTATGGGGTTTGGTGGAAATACTCAATTAGAAGAAAATCCTTGGAAACAACGAGTAGGGGATAGAGATGAGGATTTAACTTGGTTAATTAAATAAATCTATATTTATATAGTAAGGAGAAAATATTATGATTTCAATGAAAAAATTACTTAATGAAAACGAAAGTTACTGTAATGAGTACTTTGTAGAAAATTATCACGATATAAAAGAATTTGCAGAATTCATGAAATCGTATAAAGCAGACATCAACGAAGCAGAATATCAAGGAAGAACAGTTAAACTTGGTAAACCAATGCAAGGTGATGTAAAAAAGTTCAAAGTATATGTTAAAAATCCCCAAGGTAATGTAGTAAAAGTAAACTTTGGTCATAAAGGAAAAGGTGGAGAGAAAACAATGTCAATCAAAAAGAATAATCCTGAAAGGAGAAAATCTTTTAGAGCAAGACATAACTGTGATAATCCTGGCCCAAGACACAAAGCAAGATACTGGTCATGTAGAGCATGGTAAAAACAAATAAATAAAGGTTATAATTTAAATTAGAAATAAAATGGCAGATACTTCATTTTTTGGTAGATTAACAAAACTATTCAGAGCCCAAGCGGTGGTTACCATCGATAAAGAAGGTAGAAGAAAAGTAGTTGATACCGATGAAAGACAACAAACGAATCTATCATCTCTAAGAGATAGATACACTAAGATTCAGAAATCTTTTTTCGAACAAGCAGGTGGTGCGCAATCAATGGCATACCAACAAGTTCGTAGAGAGGTATTCAGAGATTATGATGCGATGGACAACGACCCAATATTAGCATCAGCATTAGATATATACGCAGATGAATCAACTCTTAAAAACGAGTTTGGTAATCAACTTACAATTATATCAGATAACGAAAACATACAAGAACTATTAAGAAACTTATTTTATGATATCCTTAATGTTGAATTCAACTTATGGCCATGGGTAAGAAATATGTGTAAGTATGGAGATTTCTTCTTAGGTTTAGAAATCGCCGAAGGTAAAGGTATCGTAAATGTTACTCCTCATTCTGTTTACAATACAGAAAGATTAGAAAGAACAGACCCAACAAATCCAAATTCAGTAAAGTTTAAAATTACTGAGGACCCGAATGGTAAAGAAGAATATGAAAACTTTGAAATCGCTCACTTTAGATTATTAGCAGATACTAACTGGTTGCCGTATGGTAAATCTATGATTGAGAATGGAAGAAGATTGTGGAAACAATTATCTCTAATGGAAGATGCTATGTTGATTCACAGAATCATGAGAGCACCAGAAAAGAGAGTATTCAAAGTGGACATAGGAAATATCCCTCCAACAGAGGTTGATAACTATATGCAGAGAATTATCAATAAAATGAAGAAAGTTCCTTTCGTTGATAGAAATACTGGTGATTACAACTTAAAGTACAATATGCAAAACCTAACTGAAG